GGATCGAGAAATCCTCGCCGGACAGGTCGGGGCTCGCGGTGCAGTAGATCGACTGTTCGGCGAGCTTCGAGCGCACCGTCGCCGCCACCCAATTGGCGGAGAGCGGGAAGGCGTCTTGCAGCGGCGTGGTCATGCGGCCTCGGCTTCCAGTGTGTCGTCGTCGAGCGTGAAGGGCAGTTCGTCACCGGGCGCGAAGTCGTGCGCCGTCGGGTCGTAGCCGAGCAGCGTCAGCCGGTAGCCGGAAAGCCGGCCGTCCCATTCCTTCCGCGCGAGCCTGTAGAGCCCGTTGACATGCGCTAGGCTTCCGGGAAGGTGGACACGGTAGATCCTGCCGGGCCGCCACGGCAGCGCCTCGAGGTCGCATCCCGCGACCAGCGCCCGGCCGACGCGGGTCTCGTTGATGTGTGCCGAGACCAGCCGCTGCAGATGATCCTCGACATAGGCGCCGCGCAGCGAGGTCTCGCGCGGCTTGCCGTCGGCGGTGATCAGCGCCGTCTTGCGCAGCGTCGGCCCGGCGACCTCCTGGTACTCGCGGTCGGGCGAGATGAAGGTCGACTTGCCGATGTTGACCATGTCGCGGAGCCGCGGCTCTGACACGTATTCGATGCCACCGCGCAGCATGCCGACATGCAGGGTCGCCTCGGGCACCTGGTTCCCGCTGCGCACGATCGGATAGATTTTCGCCCGGTCGAGAACGAGGTCGCCGCCCATGGCGATCTTGATACTCTCGACCACGTCGAACGGGTTGTCGGTCGCCTGCACCACGCCGTTGACCGTGTGCCGGCGGAACGTCGTGCCGTCAGCGCTGGTCTCCCAGCGGTCGGCCTCGTTCGCGGCGGCCGCCACCTGGTCCCACTCGACCCGGTCAGGATCGACCAGCCGCGTCGATGGCCATTGATGCGTCAGGAACCGCATCATGGTCAGCGCGGCATTATCCGACCACGTCCATGTCGTCGGGTCGGCGACGATCGCTCCGCCCCGGCGCGGATCGTAAAGCTTCGCGCCGCGCATGCGCACCAGCGGCTGCAGCACGCCCTGGTCGCCATAGACGCGGCGATGATCGTCGTCCTTGGCCTGTGCGTCGACGCCGAATCCATAGTGCGCCCGGATGACGATGGTCGCATGGCCGCGCTGGCGGAAGGTCGTCGGCATCGTCGGGAAATCGGCCGCGATCAGCGGATCGATCGCCTGGTCGATATGGCCGTTGCGGAACGACACCTTCAGATACTGGTTGGCGCCCTCGGCGAAGGGAACGCTGGTCGCCAGTCCGTCGGCGCCGATATAGACCTCGTGGCCGTTGACGATCAGGTTCTCGAACGCGTCGACCTCGTGCGCGGCGAGGAGGATGCCGTACCAGATGTACGGCTTCTTCGCCTTGTAGAAGAACAGCGCACCGCCCGTCGTCGCCCGGCCGAGGATGAGGCGCTGCGCCGGGATCGCCTGTTTCAGGATCGACTGGATCGACGAGTTGTCGTTGACAGAGGCGAGTCTCTTCTGTGCCTGGTAGTTGGCATAAAGCGACCCGCCGAGTAGCAGTGCGGCGGGCGCCGCGTAGCCGAGGATAACGCCGGCTGAGACAATTGCCGTAACGGCCGTCCCGGATGTGACGCCGGTGGCAAAGATCACCGAAAAAGCCAGCGAAACGCCGAAATCAACTCCCACTGTTTATCCTCCACGTCGGCACATCGCCCGGATCCTTGACCACCAGCGCCCCGCTGTCGGAGCGCACGAACCAGAAGCCGGCGTCGAAGATGGCGGGCGAAACGATTTCAACCTGCGTCATCGCGTCGAAATGTTTGAGGAGCGCAACGTCCAGCCGCGCTGGCACGTCAACCCGCCGCGCATGAACGTCGAGAGCCGCCGCCATCATATCGACGAGCGTGCGATGACCACTCCTGGCGATCAGCCGGGCGAAGCCGCGCCGTGTCGTGTAGCGCCCGCGATAGGGCGCCATCAGGTCGACGCGGCCCTCGGCCGCCAACACGTCGGCAACCGTCATGCAGCAGTCGTTGCGGCCGAAGACGATGCCGCCCTCGGCCATGCGCCAGAACAGGTCGATCACTATTCCGAGCGCTCCCACGCCAGTTGCGTGTTCTTCAGGCTCGCCATCAGGTCGAACCCTGTATCCGTGTCCGGATCGATGCCGAGCGACGTCAGCATGTCGTTCTGGTCCTCGACGTCCAATACCGCCGCCGACTGCCGATCGATGAAGTAAAACCCGCCCAGCGCAGCGACCGTCACCGTCAGCGTCCCGTNNGAAGCTCGGTGAACTTCACCGCATAGTCGCGGCCGAGGAAGGCCTTCCACACCCAGGCCTTGCGACCCTTGACGGACGTCTCCAGCAACGCGCGGTATTCCTCGTCGACGCCGGACAACGTGAAGACGTTCTCGGTGACCTGCACCTCGAGGTCGTCGGCCGCCAGCGCCACCGAGCCGAGCCGGCCATAGCCGTAGAACGTCGTCAGTCCATCGCCGAGATCGGCGTCGAGCAGCCCGACGCCCGACCACAGGAAGAGATCGTCTTCCGCGCCGGCGCCCTCGATCTTCACCAGCGTCACGTCGGCGACATCGCCCCGGCGCAGGTACTGCNNGCCTGCGGCGAGGCTGCGCTGGATGATCCCCTGCTCCGCGTCGACGAGCCCGAAGCGGCCGCACGGCCGGTGCAGGTTCACCCGGTCGCCGGCCAGCGCCGGCTTCCACAGCTTCCACGAGAAGATGACGCGCGCCGTTCCGGAGCCGTCGGAAATCGCGTCGTCCATCACCCGGTAAAGATTGCCGCCGATTTCGAAATCGTCTCCCGTCTTGAACACGGTGGCGTTCGCGACCAGGCCGGACATGACAATGCTGTCGGCGTAGCGTTCGGCGTCTTCGTCGACGTAGGCGATCGTCGACCCGCCGTCGATCGTGTAGTGCTCATCGACCAGGTACGCGCCGTCGATGAGGTACGACCCTGTCGACTGCTTTCCGTTGGGGTTGCGCGGGTTCCATATCCCGGCACCGACACCGCGCGGCAGGACGCGCCACGGGTCGAACATGCGGAAGGCGACAGTTGTTCCCGACAGCCGGTCGATGAACGCCTCGAACTCGAACCGCCGGTCACCACGCTGGCCCTTGTTGAACGGAGCAGGCTGCACCGTCAGCGCCCAGAGTTTCTGCCTCAGCCCGATCGACCGCGCATAAGGCAGCCACTGTCCTTGCGCCGTCTCGCCTATGACGCGGTGGTGGAACGATCCACCGACCGGCAAAAGAAGGTCGCAAGGCAGGTCGATCGTGCGGATTGGCCAGGCCATGGCGCCCTACCGCACGAAGCCAGGGCGATTGCGCATCGCGGCCTGCGTCGATGACACAGATCCCGACACGAGACCCGGCGCCGCCTGCCCTATCACCGCCACAGCCATTCTGTTTGAGACACTTTCGACGAAAGGTTTCAGGTTGCCGTCCGCGTTGCGCGACCAGCCGACGGTGACGGCGACATCCAGCTTCTGCGTCCCGCCGCCTCCCGCAGAGGCGATCTTCCGTGATACGTCCGACGGGAAGATCTGCGCGCCCTTTGGCACGTTCATCAGCTCGGGCCCTCTCTCGCCCACCCATGCGAGGCCGCCCGGCGCCGAGTTGGTGCCCTCGGCGAAACCGGGTATGCCGAGCAGGGCCCCGAGGCCGCCCAGCAGGCCGCCGCCCTTCCCGCCACCGAAAATGGCGTTCAGGGCCAGGTCGAGCGCTTTGTCGGCAAGCTTGTCCAGCGCCTTCGCCAGCGCCTCTGATGCGTCGACACCGTTGCGCAGGTCCTGAATGAACCCGCCGAGGACGTCCTTGCCGAGGTCGGCAAATTCTTTTGCGGCCTCGACCGTGACGTTTTGGCTTTCGGCAAGCCGTTCGGCGTCGACACTCGCCTGCGCATAGGCGGTCGCCAACTGATCGATCTGCGCCCTCAGCTGCGGCGTGATCTCGACGCCGGATTCCTGGGCGGCTGTCAGCAGCTCATGAACCGCCCGAGCCTTCTCCACAGCATAGCCATAGTCCTCGATCAGCGGGTTAACGCTGGCCAGGGCTGCCGTCTCCGCCGTCAGGGCCGCGGTCCGCCGGGTGATCTGCTCGATCTCGCGTTCGTAGTCGCTCACCTTCGACTTGGCGCCGCCCTTCTTTGTTCCGGTTACGGCATAGTCTTTGATGCTCACAGGCGTGACTTTCTTCGGCACACTGACCGGCGCCGACGCCAGCGAATTGTAGTCTCCGGGCGTGCCAGCCGGCGCACGATAGGTCGGCGAGGCGAGCGATGCTCTTAACTGATCCGCCTGCCGGATCAGCCCTGCCAGATTGGCGCGCGCTTCCGCCGTGTTGACGTTCATCGACGCTTCGAATTTGATGTGTTCGCGCAGCGCCTCGACCTCGCGGTCGAGACTGGCAAGCTTGTTCTGTGCCTCCACGACGTTGAAGTCGATCGGCTGCCCGACCGTGAGGTCGAGTCCGGTCACCATCTCGGCGAAACGCTCAATCAGCCCGGAGTTCGCCAGACCGTCGAGGAATCGGTCAGTCTCGCCATAGGCATCCTTGATCTTCTGGATGAATCCGCCGACGTCGACAGACGCGATCGATCTCGCAATACTGTCGATACCGCCGGCAAACCGCTCGCTCGCACCGGTGGCATTGTTGAACTCGCGAACGGAGTCGATCAGCGCTGTTTTCAGGTTTCCGAGCGCTTGGTCGGTGGTGATCTGGGCATCGGCGACGGCATCCGCGAGAGACGGGGCTCCTGCCTCGAAGGCGCGGAAGAACGCCTCGCTGGAGACCTTCCCGTCGATCACAAGCTGCTTCAGCTTGGCCACGGAACCGCCGGCTTCCTTCAGGCCGCGCGCGGCAGCCTGCGCGATCGGCAGCGCGCCCTCCTGGACGGAGTTGAACTCTTCCGCCCGCACCGTGCCAGCACCGAGCGCCTGGCTAAGCTGCAGCAGTGCACCAGCCGACTCGGTTGCCGATTTGCCCGAAACGCGTAGCGCGACGGCGATATTGTCGGTGAAGGAGAGCAGTTCCTCTCCGCTGACCCCGAGTTCCTTCTGCACCACCGCGGCCCTGCCGTAGAGGCTGACAAGGGCTTCGAGCGGCGCCGCATTGCGCATGGCGCTGTCGCGCAGCCGGCCATAGACGGCGTCCAGCTCTGCCCCAGACAATCCGGCATCCTTCAACGCATTGTCGATCCTGGTGGCCGCGTCGGAAAGTTGCTTGAACGCCTGCACGGAGATGCCGGCCGCCAGGGCACCGACGAGATTCCGGCCGATGTTGCCACCGATCGCGGCGATCCGGCTCTCCATCTGCTTGCCGCGCGTCTCGATTTTCGCGAATGTCGCGTGGGTCGACCCGAGCGCCTTCTTCAGCGCCCGGTCGTAGGTGTTGAAGTTCGCCTCGAGCGTGGCGATCAGCCGTTCGATCTCGATTGCCATCAGGAAACGCCCCTCGCCGCCATCACCGCGCGGTCGAATTCATCGTCGCTCGGCGCTTCTGGCTTGCCGTCGCCATGCGCTCGGTTCCATGCGCGAAGGATCGCCGACTATTCGCCGAGCGACAGTTCGCCAACGTCGGCGAGACCCATCACGACGGCTGCTCCGCGGATGGCGGCGAAGTCGATGCGCCCGTCTTCGGAGCGTCCGCCTTCGCCGCCAGTGCTTCCCCCGATGGGGGAGCCTCCTCGTTTGAATGCACCCGCGTCAGCCCTGCGAGCACGACTGCGTAGGCAAGGTCGCGATTCTCGTCGATCGGCCGCGCATCGACATAGCGCCGGACGAGGGCCAACGCCGGCACCGGCGCCATGTCGCCGCCGATCAGGCCGCAGCGCAGCACCTCCGAAATATCGGCGAGACGCGCATCGCGCTGCTGCGGCGACAGCCGCCGTGCCAGGGCGAACAGCGACAGGTCGCGCTTGCGCTCCAGTTCCTCGATCTCGTCGAGACCGAGGCGGAACGTATAGGTCCCGTCGCCGAAGGCCGCCTCGATCGCCGCATGGCGCGATTTCATGCGGCGTCGACCCAACTCACTTCGCCGTCGGATTCGAGCGTTACCGAAACGGTCGCGCGCCCGGTCTCCGGCCCACTCACTTCGAAACTGGCGAGCTTGAACGCGCCGGCCCAATAGCCGCCGCCGTTCGCACCGGTCACGCCGTTGACCAGCACGCGCACGTTCTTCGCATCGTCGCTGTTCATCCACGCCCACCAGGTCGGCAGGCTCGGCGTATGCAGCCGACCGGCGCCGGAAATCGTCGCCGAGAGCGACGTCTTGTTGAAGACCGACCACACGGCCTTGTCCGGATCGTCACAGTCGCCGAGCGGTTCGCGGTTGCTCTCAGACGCAAACTGGATGCCGCGCTCGGTGTTGATCAGGCAGTCATGCGCAAACGTCTCTGACGACGCGCCGTCGCCGATCTGAACGAGCAGTTGCCTGCCGTTGAGGCTCTTGATCGATGCCATGGGGAAGTCTCCTTTTGCGGGTCAGGCGGGATCGATGATGAATCGGTAGGTGATGATCGCGTGCTTGGTGATGCCGTCCGGATCGTCCAGCGCCTGGCGGCTTTCCGGGCGGACGGCGACGATGACGAAGCCGGGCATCGACAGCGGCCCGGCTAACCGTTCGGCGATCTCGGCGGCGAGCGCCTTCGCCTCCAGCTTCGATCCGCTCTGCGGCCGGCTCCACACATGGATGTCGACATAGATCTCCCAGCCGTCGCCGCACGAATTGCTGTCGTCGAGCACCTGCTCGTTGCCGAGCGTGACGTCGGGAAAAACGCGGCGCTCCGCGGCGGGCGGCGTGTCATAGATCCGGCCGCCCGCGACTGCCGGTGTCGCCGTAAGCGCGGCATAGATCGTCTTCTGCAGCTGGTCGCCGATCATTTATTCGAGGCCACCTTCCGCGCTGCCTTGTTTACCGCCCGGGCGATGCGCCCCTTCGCCCGCTTCTTGCCGAGCCGCCAGCCGGGATAGAAGAACGGCTCGGCCGGGCTGCCCGGGTGCTGTGATCCGGCAAACCTGCCGCGGTTGACGTGCGGCGCCATGCACGGTCACCGAAAGATCCTTGTCCTTCGACGTACCGGAGGAACCGGAAACCCCGCGCACGTTCGCGTTCTGCGCCGCATAATCGCCGAACGTGTAGCCGATGCTCTTGCGCAGCGTTCCGCTCTTCACCGGCACGAACCGCCGCTGCAGGTCGACGATTTCGGCAGCGCTCTTTTCCAGCGCCGCGCGCATTTCCTGCCGCGCAGCGATCGGCAGTGATGCGAGCTTTCGTTTCAGCCGGTCGACGTTCCTGATTTTCACGTGGCGACGCCAGACTGACAGAGGAAATCGACATAGCCGCGGTCTGCCGTCGGCGAGACGTCGCGGATGTTGAAGACAGTGCCGGCCCGCTTGTCGACGATCCGCCAGTCAGTCGTTACCGCCCGGCTCTGCGACGAGCTGCGCACGCGGATGATCTGGCTGTGCTGGCCGGCGAGCCGCGCCGCGAGCACGGATTCGCCGCCGCGCAGGTGGATGTATCCGGCACGGCAGGTGAAGCGCTCGGCAAAGCCGTCGAGAGGCTCTTCGAAGCCGACGCGCTCAATCAGCGCCCCGGCGCCCTTCTGTGCCATCCTGCCGATCCTTCCGCCGCGCAGTACACTTCACCGCCCTGCCGGCCAGAATCGCCGCCGCTCCGCATTCTCGCGTCACGTTGACGACCTGTCCGGCCCGGTAGGCGATCGTTACCCGGCCGCCGCGTGCGGCCGGGCTGAAGTCATGGTCCGCGGTGAAACGGATCCACATCAGGCCGAACGTGCCAGGATGGCGATCTGGTATGTCACCGAGCTTCCCGAGCTCGAGTTCGCCACCTTCAGGTCGTCTGTCGAACCCGCGCCGACGGTCAGCAGTCCGGCCGCATTCGGCGCCGCGACGAAAAAGAAACCGCCCGGCTTCACCGCAAACGTCGGATTCGTGCCGCCGAACAGCGGAACCGGCGACGTCGCATCGCCGAGCACGACGTTGTTCGTATTGCCTGCGGCGGCGATGACGAGGATCGCCACCAATTCCGCCGCCTCGATCGTCGTGCCGAAGGCGTCGGCGAGCACGCCGGCGAGGTCGAGGTCTTCTGACGACGAGGCGGCGAGCGTGCGCTCGTCTGCCCAGAGGATGTCTGCCTGGTTGGCGCCTGTACCGTTGGTGAACTGCAGGATCTTCTCGATCGTCGGCGAGAAGCTCGGTCCGCCGAAATCGTTGCTGCCGGACTGCTGGGCAAAGAACTTTGCCCTCAACTCAGCGGTGAGTGCCATGATCGTGTCTCCTGGGGTTAGGCCCGGGCGAAGGCCCGGAGGGGAAGAAAATTCTGGCGCCCGTCGGGAACGGGATAATCAGACGCCGACGCGACTGTAGGGCGCGGCCAGCATGTCGACGCCGAACGGAACAGACATCATCGCATCGCCGGCCGCCTCTCTGGTTTCGTACCAGTGCGCGGCGAGCATCATGATCGCGACGCGCAGCGGCTGCGGCACGTCCGTGGCCGCCGCGCCGAAGCCGGCGGTGAAGGTGACGCGCACCGGATCGAGCCGGTCGTCGTAGAGCGTCGGGGCGCTGAAATCGTCTTTCAGCCGCAGGAATGCGCCGAGGGCGTCGTGGCCGCGCTCGACCAGCGCCGCATCGACCGTCTGCTCGGCGTCGTCGGCGTCCGAATAGACGACAGCCGCCGCCGAGACATCGGGAAACGGCAGCCGGATCGTGCGGCAGGCCGGCCAGGCGCCGAGCCCGATCCGCCATTGCTGGTTGATCAGGCAGCGCCCGAGCACCCCCGTCCACCCGTCGAAATGCGCCGTCGCCGCGCCGACATACGCCTCGAGCAGCGCATTGTCCACGGCGTTTGCACGCGCGTGCGCAACCATCTCGGCGACGGTCACCACCGGCACGGCCGGCCCGACGGTGCGGACGGGAGTGAGCATGGGATTACTTCTTGCCCTTCGGAGCCGCCGGCTCGTCCTTGACTTCCTTCGCCCAGCCGTTGTCGACGG